AATGATGTTTATGATCTTCTGGTGGGGCATGAAGTTGGACATGCAATTTATACACCAAATGCATGGGGAGATACCTATGGAATTCCTCAGTCCTATTTAAACATTGTAGAAGACGCTCGTATTGAACGTCTGATGAAAGTAAAATATCCTGGTCTTACTAAATCTTTTTATCGTGGTTATTCTGAACTGAATAAAGAAGATTTCTTTGAGATCAAAGATATGTCTCTTGAGACTTTTTCTTTGGTTGACCGTATTAATCTGTATTTCAAGATTGGTATTCATGATGTTGCTACTCTGATTCCTTTCTCGGAAGAAGAATCTGTGTTCGTTGAGATGACTCGCAACACTCAAACTTTTGATGAGGTTGTTGATGTTTGTCGTAAAATCTATGAGTATGTCAAACAAAACCGTAAAGAAGAACAAAAGGTTGATCTGAGAACTCCTGAGAATGATCAGGGTCAGGCTTCTTCTTTTATGGACTCTATTCCTACTCAAGATAATACAGATCAAAACACCGAAGAGGGTGAATCTGAAGAGAAGAAAGAATCTGAAGGTGGAACCGAAGAAAAGAAAAGTTCTTCTGGTGGAGATATTCCAATGGAACAAGATGAAGATGATCTTGTGGATGAAGATGAAGGTTCTACTGATAAAGCTTGGGAACGTAATCAACGTAAGTTTGTTACCAATTCTAGGAAGAACTACATCTATGTTACTCCCCCTGTCGTAGATTGGGATAAACATATCATTCCTATTGAAGAGTTTTCAAAGGATATGGATGTGTGCATGAATGAGATTTCTGAGAAAACCACTATTGATTACATCGGACAGACTGTTCCTACTGGAAAACTTTGGATTTCTGACTGGAAACAGGCGTATCAAAATTTCAAACAAGAAAGTAACAAAGCAGTTTCTTTTCTGATCAAAGAATTTGAGATGAAAAAGAAAGCAAACGAATATAATCGTGCTTCTATTGCTCGTACTGGAGTTCTTGATACTAACAAACTGACTTCGTATAAGTGGTCTGATGATATCTTTCGGAAGACTTCTGTAATTCCTACTGGGAAGAATCATGGTCTGATCATGTATATTGATTGGTCTGGTTCTATGGATGACAATCTGGAAGGAACTATCAAACAACTTATTAATCTGGTTGTATTCTGCAAAAAAGTTCAAATTCCTTATCAGGTATTTGCTTTCGTGGACAACAACAATTCTTATTACGAGTCGTTTGACAAGTGTGAAGTTCATCGCCAGATTGGTATTCTAAAGAGGTTCAAGTTGGTTGAGATGTTCAATAGTTCTTTGAATACTCGTGAACTTGATCTGCAGATCATGCGTGTTTGGAATCTGATGAAGTGTATTCACTATCGTTATGATCTTAATGAACACCGTAAGTATGATCTTGGTAGCACTCCTCTGAATGACACTATCTTTGCAGGCATTCATCTATTCAATAAGTTCAAGAAACGCTTCAATGTTGATAAAATCAACACGGTGTTTTTGACTGACGGTGAATCTAATCAACTTCAGATTATTGAGAAAGTTGAGAATCGCAAAAGTAATGAAGTTAAGTATCGCAGCAAAGGAGTTCAGTATTATTACGATGATGTAATTTGTCTGAAAGATCCTAAGACTGGATATATGGACCATGACATCACCAATTCAAACTCTTGGCAAGAAGCTTCATTTAAAGTTACTTCTCGCATTCTGGAATATTACAAGTGGATGACTAACTCTACTGTTGTTGGTTTCCGTTTGTCTAAACCTGGACACTCTAGTACGATCATGAGTGCCGCCAAGAAAAATGAAGATGATGAATATCTAATTTCAAAATCTTGGAGAAATGATAAGTATTTTGTTTCTCGTAATCTTGGATATGATGAACTCTATGTTATTCAAATAAATCATGAATACATGGGTCAAGTATCTGAAATTAATGCAGATCATAATTCAACTACAAATAAACTTAGAAATGAGTTTAGAAAACATGTTAAGTCCAAGATGTTTAATAAAATTATCTTATCTAAATTCGTCGATCAAATTGCTTGACAAAAGTTGGCGTTTGACGTACTATAGTCAAGTACAGCTCCTCTCACCCACCAGTAATTTATTATGAACCTTAAAGTTGAAACCATGATTACTAATTTGTCTTGCAAATATGGTCAAACAGTTACTCGTAAACAGTTGATTGAGTATTCTGAGTCTGCAGAAGTTTCTCTTGCAACTATTTGCAAACGTCTAGAACCCTATAAGTCTGGGCGTGGTGTGTGGAATCTTACTGTTCAAGAAAAACTTGAACAGACTTATGCTCAACCCGCTGTAGAACCTGTAGTGCAAAAAAACCTCGTACCCGTTAAAGATGATAACTTCGTCAGCTTTGGTAACTTTACAGATATTAAAAAGATTGTCAAGTCTCGTATCTTTTATCCTGTTTTCATCACTGGTCTCTCTGGTAATGGTAAAACTTTTGGCGTTGAACAGGCTTGCGCTCAACTGAATCGTGAATTGGTTCGTGTCAATATTACGATTGAAACTGATGAGGATGATCTAATTGGTGGGTTCCGTCTGGTTGATGGTAACACTACATGGCATAATGGTCCTGTAATTGAAGCACTGCAACGTGGTGCGATTCTTCTTCTGGATGAGATTGATCTTGCATCTAATAAGATCATGTGTCTACAATCTATTCTTGAAGGTAAAGGTGTTTTCTTGAAAAAGACTGGTCAATATATTCAACCTGCTCCTGGGTTTAATATTATTGCTACCGCTAACACTAAAGGTAAGGGTTCTGATGATGGTCGTTTTATCGGTACTAATGTTCTCAACGAAGCATTCCTTGAACGCTTTGCGCTTACTTTTGAACAGGAGTATCCTTCTGCAAAAGTAGAAATTCAAATTATGACAAAACTTTGTGCAGAACTTGAACTATCGGACACAGAAGAATTTGTTAAAAATCTTTCTACCTGGGCTGAGATTATTCGCAAGACTTTTGCTGAAGGTGGTGTAGATGAAATTATTTCTACTCGTCGTTTGATCCACATCATTCGGGCATACGCTATTTTTAGGAACGCTGAAAAGTCTATCTCGGTTTGTCTAAATCGTTTTGATGATGATACAAAACAATCCTTCTTGGATCTTTACGAAAAAATTATGAAACCAGCAGAAAATACTACTGACACACACATCAATAGCGAATCTCTTGACGAATCCAATTCTTTTTGATATACTACTAGGGGGATAACTTCCCCCTTTTCTATGGAGTTTTTAACTATGCAATGGAAGTACAATGAAGACAAAATCATCAAAGATATTGAAGATTATGTTGTAAGTACATATGGTAGCCACTACTGTGGACATAGTGATGAATATTCTGATATTCAAACAATTGATTTGATGGCTGCAAAGGATCTTGCTCCTGGATTTTGTCAGGCGAATATCCTAAAATATGGCAGTCGGTATGGTGATAAAGATGGCCACAATAAGCGTGACCTTCTTAAGGTGATTCACTATGCAATGCTTCTGTTGCATTTTGATCGTCACTATTCTCGTACTGACAACGGACTCAAAGAATTTAAAATCTGAGGTAATACATGAACATTTCTCCTGAAACTTTAAATATTCTAAAAAACTTTTCATCTATTAACTCTTCGCTGGTAGTAAAAGAGGGTAATATTCTTCGCACTATTTCCCCTGCAAAAAACATTCTTGCAAAATATGAATGTGTAGAAACTTTTGATCGTGATTTTGCTCTCTACGATTTGAATGAGTTTCTTGGTGGACTATCTTTATTTAAAGATCCAGAGTTTAACTTTAGTGATAACCAGTATGTGACTATTAAGAGTGATCGTTCTGAGGTAAAATACTTTTTCTCTGATCCCAGCGTTATTACTGCTCCTCCAGAAAAAGATATTCAACTTCCTAGTGTGGATGTAGAGTTTACTTTGTCAGATTCCGATCTGACTTCTCTTCTTCGTGCATCTAGTGTCTATCAACTTCCTGATCTTTCTTTGATTGGTAAAGATGGTAAAATGTCTCTAGTTGTTCGCACTAAAAACAACGATACTTCTAACAATTATTCTGTCAATGTTGGACAAACTGAAAATGAATTTGTGTTCAACTTTAAGGTTGAGAACCTGAAAATGCTTCCAGGGGTGTATAATGTAAAAATCTCAACTGCAAATATTTCGTTGTTTACCAGTAAGAAATGGAATCTAAGCTATTTGATTGCTTTGGAACCTGATTCCACTTTTAATTGATTTATTTTTTGAGGAAGACTAAATGAATAATTTTCTTTGGGTTGAACAGTATAGGCCTAAAACTATTGATGATTGTATTCTTCCAAACCACATCAAAAAAACTCTGAAGGACTTTATAGATAAAGGAGAGATTCCTAATCTTCTTTTGTCTGGTCCTCCAGGTATCGGTAAAACTACCGTAGCAAAAGCTTTATGTAATGAACTTGGAGTAGATTTTTATGTCATCAATGGATCTGACGAGGGTAGATTCCTCGATACTGTCAGAAATCATGCGAAGTCTTTCGCTTCGACCGTCTCGCTTTCATCAACTGCTAAACACAAAGTCATCATCATTGATGAGGCAGATAACACAACCAACGATGTACAACTCCTCCTACGGGCGTCTATTGAGGAATTTAGTAAAACATGTAGATTTATCTTCACCTGCAACTACAAAAACAAAATCATTGAACCCCTCCACAGTCGATGTGCAGTCTTTGATTTCAGCATTCCAGGAAAACAAAAACCAGTTGTCGCATCACAATTCTTCAACCGTATCAGGACTATTCTTGAGACAGAGAATATTAAATACGATCCAAAGGTTGTTGCAGAAGTAATTCAAAAATATTTTCCTGACTGGAGGCGTGTATTAAATGAACTACAAAGATATGCATCCAGTGGTATAATTGATTCTGGTATTCTTGTAACGATTGCAGATGTTAATATTAAAGATCTTGCTTTAAGTATGAAGGAGAAAAATTTCTCATCGGTACGTAAATGGGTTGTAGAAAATTTGGATAATGATTCTGCATCTATTTTCAGAAAAGTGTATGAGACAATGTATTCTGTTTTAGAACCATCTTCTATTCCCCAAGCAGTTTTAGTATTTGCTAAATACCAATATCAGGCCGCATTTGCAGTTGATCAAGAGATTAATGTTCTTGCATGTTTTACCGAACTAATGTGTGATTGTAAATTCAAATGATTTATATTGACAAATCTGATATTAAACAATTTGGCTCGTACTCAGATCGAAAAAATAACTTTGATGATAACCAAGAAGTTAATGTTATGATCAATTTTCTTACTGAAATGTATGAGAATGATTCTACTGTACACATTAAAACTAAACCACTTGGTATCTATGATATAGACATTGGTGTATATTGGAAAGATAAATTAGTGGTTGGAGTAGATGTAGAACGATGGAGTGTTTGGAATACTGATTGGCCAAACTTTTATAGTCATGTAAGTTTTCTTGGACGTAAAGAAAAGTTTATCCGAAAAAATATGGACTTTATTATGGCATATTTCAACTACGATCTTTCCAAAGTAATTTTGCTTGACAAACAATCTATTCTAAAGTATCCTACTGTTGATAGACATACAAAAGGTAAAGTTGATCGTATCAAAAAAATTTCATTTGACGATGCAAAATTGTATGGATCTAATTTAACTGATAGAGAAAAATCTTTGTTTAAAAAACATCGTGAATGTATTTTGAAATGATTCTAACTCCAGAAGACACCCTGTACGCATACGAAAAAATCAAAGAAGCTTACAGTTCTATCAATCGAATTGATGATTATTTTCGTATGAAAAAGATTGAACGTATCAAAGAGATTCCAACTCCTTTGTTTGGACTCTCCATGGAAGATGATATGTTTCAGAAGTATGATATGCATCCTGAAGATATGAACTTTCGTATTGTTCAGCCGGATCATACTACCTTCAATACTCTTCTGGAAATGACCGCCTCATTCACCTATGAGGAGGCGCCTGGTAAGGAACAGAAGCTAATCCTGCAGGAGACCACCACAGGCACCGCTGTGGGGTTCATCAAGCTGGGTTCCCCCACCATCAACTCAAAACCCCGCAACGACTGGCTGGGAGAGACGCCTGACCTCACCATCTTCAACCGTAGGGCCATCATGGGATTCATTATTGTTCCTGTACAACCATTTGGATTTAATTATCTTGGTGGTAAACTTTTGAGTCTTGTTTGTTGTTCTCATGAAGTTCGTGAGATGCTAAATAAAAAGTACGACACAGAGATGTGTTTGTTCGAAACTACTTCTCTCTATGGAAACATCAAAGGAACTAGTCAGTACGATGGTATGAAACCCTATTTACGATATCGTGGAGATACTGAATCTAAATTTCTTCTGACTCTTCCAGATTTTATCTATCATGATCTACACAAGTGGTTCATTAGAAAGAACAATAATGAACAACTAGTGCATAAAGGTGCTTCTAGTCGCAAGCTCAAGATTCAAACCAAGATGATTTCTATTATCAAAAATTCTTTGAAAGAACAAAATCTAGAAATGCATAAAGAGTTTGTAGATTTTATTAAATCTAGGGAAGATATCACAACCAAGAAACGTTTTTATATGTCCGATTATGGATATGAAAATGTTAAAGATATTCTTCTTGGAAAAACAGAAACACTGATTCCAAACAAAGAAAACTTTGACAAGTTTTACTTTGATAATATGGTAAACTGGTGGAAGAAGAAAGCTTCTAACCGTTATGAAAGATTAACCAAGGAAAAATCTGTTCGAACTAATCTTGAAATTTGGAATGCTAATACCATGAACACAATTGATATCATCAGATGACTCTTACTAAATTTTTTAATGATACTCAATATGAAAAAACAATTAGGATTCTTGTGTATCCTAATATTACATATTCAAAAGATCTAACAAAAGATAGTTACATTCAAGTAATTACAAACATGATCACTGAACTGAATAAGATTCGTAGCGACCTTTATTTTTATTTGATTCTTCCAAAGTTTTTGGAAATGTTGGATTTCTCAAATACCCATCAGTATATTATGGAATATCCTACGTATCCTCCAACGATGAGATCACACTTTAATGTGAAAAAATTTCAAGAAATTGTTGGACATGATATCGACATCGATCTTGTTTTTAGTCATCTTCCAGAACATACTCATGCTGTTAAAAATGTAATTGGAAATGTTACTCACCACAGTCCGTTGTACTTTGGATACTGTCACTGGTTTGATCTAGACAATGTAGTGTCTTGGGCTGTGCCTAGTTTTAATCAAAATATTCTAGGTATCTTAGAGATGGATAAATGTTATCTAAACACTGAGCATCAGAAAATTTTGGTTATTAAAGAATCAACAAAAACTTTTAATTCAGATAAAGTATCTAAATTGAGTGCAATCCTAGAAACACATCATCTTGGTGTAAAGTATGCAGATATTGTAGAACCATTACAGTCAACACCAAAAACAATTGTATTCAATCATCGTCCAGATGCATATAAAGACTTCAATAATTTTATGAAAGTTATTGAACGGTTGAGAGAGATTCGCCAAGATTTTGATGTATGGATTCCACTTCTTGATTCTGCTTCTGAACCATGGATTAATACTTCCAAATACAATAAAAAACGTTACTACAAGAAACTTCAGAATTGTAGAGTTGGATTTTCTCCAAGACAAGTCTATGGCGGTTGGAGTGTATCTACTACAGATGGAATCATGAACGGTTGTCCATTCATTATGTGGGATGACACTTACTACAAAGAACTCAATCCAGTTGCAGACTTCTTCTCTGATTATCCTCAAGCTATTGAACTTCTACAGAAGTATCTTGATGATGAAGACTATCGAAATGAAAAGTCTAGACAGTCGCAAGAACACATGAAAAATAATCTTATCTATGCAGATGAGATTGCTAACATGAGTAACTACATTGATGATCTGGTTTCTAAATTAAAATCTACTTCTAGTCAGGTTACAGATAAACTTGTTTCCACAATCAAAGAGAAAGGACAAATCACCAAACATGAATTGTTTAAAGAACATCTTGGTTGGGGTCGTGGTATTAAATTTGGACCTTACAGACGATCATTAATGAATCATAAAAATATCTATGATATAATAGATGAAACACCAACTTACTGCTGGATTAATCATGAAGTGTGAAGTGACCTTATATAAAGCTGGAACCGTCTTTAAAGAAGAAGTGATTGCTACGGATTATAAAGATGCAAAGTCTACTGCTCTTGCTCGTAATCCAGGTGCAAAAATTATTAGTATTACTGCAGTATTTAAATAGTTATGGATCTCAAAGATTGGTTAAACTCTGTTAACATTTCTAAGAACAATATCATGGATGAAAATCCAGATGCAGTTGATGAGTATGCTCCATACATTATCAATAGATGCATGTCTGGTCATCTAGACACGATTCTAATTGCAAATGAGATGAATATTAATAGTCATCTTGGTAAAAAGATGCAATATGACTTTTTTATAAATATTGTGAGACCTAGGAAAAGATTTTCTCCTTGGTTGAAGAAGGAGAAAATAGAGTCTTTGGAAATGATCAAACAGTATTATAATTACAGTGGAGAAAAAGCCAGAAGTGCTCTCAAAATCTTGACACAAGATCAAATTAATTTTATTGAACAGAAAATGAATCGTGGAGGAAAACAATGAGTGATCAACTAGAGTATACTTGGTCTCAAGATCAGATGATTGAAGTCATTCTGAATGAACCAGATGACTTTCTTAAAGTGAGAGAAACACTGACAAGAATTGGTGTAGCTTCTCGTAAGGAAAAGAAAATCTATCAGTCTTGCCACATTCTACATAAGCAAGGAAAGTATTATATTGTTCACTTCAAAGAGTTGTTTGCTCTTGACGGCAAGAAAACAAATCTTTTTGTGAATGATGTTCAAAGACGTAATCGTATTGCTCAACTTCTTAGTGACTGGGGATTGGTTACAATTGTAGATGCATCGAGAGTTGAAGATGCAGCTCCTTTAAGTCAGATTAAAGTTCTTTCTTATAAAAATAAGAGTGAATGGGTTTTGGAAAGCAAATATAATATTGGTAAGAAAAAAGTTGAATCATAAATGATCAATGTTTTTATCTTTCATTTCTAGGTAAGCAAATCTCAAAATATAATAAATGATATAAGCAGTACCTGCTAATCCTATACCGAGGATAGTAATTACTCCCCAGGGAAAATATTCTGGCATCATAATATAATTATTTGTTTGTTTAATTTAATATAAAAGACATTATAATGTATCCATCTTTTCGGTGATAATCTATGTGTGATTTTCCCCATAAAATTATTCTCCATTCTGTAGTATGATCATGTTTGAGAATTAAAATTTTTAATCTTCTCATTGAATGTTTGTAGGTATTTATACGGACAACCGAAAAAAATAGTCGGATGTCACGATATGCAAAAAAACGAATATGTGGTTAAATAGTAATGAACGCCTTCGGGGTTCACTACCTATAGACGCTCAAAGGAGGTCACCATGACAACACTAACCAGATACACAACCAGAGATATTCCAACAATTCTTGACAGTCTATATAACATGGACGACTGGTTTACAAGAATTAAAACATACCCAAATTCAATGTCATCAAACTATCCACCATATAATGTAATTAAACTTGATTCTAGCAACGTTGTCATTGAAATGGCCGTTGCAGGATTTAAACGAGAAGATCTTGAAGTAACTACTGAAAAAAATTTATTGACAGTATCTTCTGCAAAAGAAGAAGATCAAAGAGAATATACATATAGAGGACTAGCTAGACGTGCGTTTAAAAAAACTTGGGAACTATCTGATGACTCTGTAATTGACAAGGTGGTATATGAGGATGGAATTCTATCACTTTATATCACACAAGTAATTCCAGAAGAGAAGATGAAAAGGGTATATGATATTTCATAAATAATACGCTACCCCCAAATATCGTTGGTATGCCAAAGGGGCCGCCTGGTCAAAATCAGGTGACCCCTTTTCTATTGCGTATGTTGACTGCGTGTGGTATAATGATTAAAAGCCGGAGACTGTATGAATGTGCATGTAATGGAACTTGCAAATGGTAAAAATATCATTGCAGACGTAGAAGAACTTCCAGAAGAACCATCCGCATATCTAAAAAATTGTAGAGAAATTATTGAAGATGCTGTTGGTAATATTGAATTAAAAAAATGGCCCAAGTACACAGATGAACCAGATGTGTTAGTATATTCAAAATCAATTTTTACAATCTCAGAACCAACTTCTCACCTTCTTGAAAAATATAAAGAATCAATTAATTCATGAATTTTTATACTAACATCCAATTAGTTTCCGACCAAATCCTTTATCGTGGTTACAAAGATGGTGAACAAGTAGCTTATCGAGATCAACTTTCTCCAACACTATTTGTTTCTTCTCAGAAAAAAACTAAGTTTAAAACTCTAGATGATCAATATGTAAAACCAATTAAGTTCTTGAGTGTTCGTGATGCTAAAGAGTTTATCAAAAAGTATTCTGAAGTAGATAACTTTGAAGTTTATGGATATGAAAGATTCTTGTATCAGTATATTGCTGATAAGTATCCTCAAGATGAAATTAGATTTGATATGTCAAAGATGAACATTGTTTGTCTTGACATTGAGGTTGAATGTGAGAATGGATTTCCAGATGTAGAAAGTGCTGCTGAAGAAATTCTGTGCATTACAGTTAAGGATCTCAATACAAAACAACTAATTGTTTGGGGTACTCGTGAGTTTGAGAACAAACGAGATGACATCAAATATGTTGATTGTTTCAATGAGAAAAAACTTCTTCAAGAGTTTCTAATTTGGTGGACTCAAAATACTCCAGATGTTGTGACTGGATGGAATGTATATCTTTATGACATGCCATACATTTGTCGTCGTCTAGAGCGTGTGCATTCTGAAAAACACATGCGTTCTATGTCACCATGGAATCTAATCAATTATCGTGAGTTTATGAATCATGGTCGCAAGAATATTGCTTATGATCTTGGTGGAGTATCCTGTCTAGATTATCTTGATCTCTACAAAAAGTTTACTTATACCAACCAGGAATCTTATCGTCTAGATCACATCGCTTTTGTTGAACTTGGTCAGAAAAAACTAGATCACTCTGAGTTTGAGAACTTCAAAGCGTTCTATACTTATAATTGGCAAAAGTTTGTTGAATACAATATTCATGACGTAGAACTTGTTGATCGTATGGATGACAAGATGAAATTGATTGAGTTGTGTTTGACGATGGCGTATGACGCAAAACAAAATTATGAAGATGTTTATTCACAGGTAAAAACTTGGGACAATATTATCTTCAATTATCTCAAGAAAGATAACATTGTTGTTCCTCCTAAAATTTCTCATAAGAAAGATTCAGCATATGCTGGTGCGTATGTAAAAGAACCTAAACCTGGATTATATGACTGGGTTGTGAGTTTTGACTTGAACAGTCTATATCCTCACTTAATTATGCAATACAATATTTCTCCAGAAACTCTGGTGAACGAGAAACATCCAAACATTACTGTGGATAAGATTCTCACACAACCAATCATCTATGATGAGAAATATTGTGTTTGTGCAAATGGTGCTCAATATCGCAAAGATGTTCAGGGATTTCTTCCAAAATTGATGGAAAAGATTTACAATGATAGAACCATCTTTAAGAAAAAAATGCTAGTTGCAAAACAACAGTATGAAAAAACACCTACTGTTGAATTGATGAAAGAGATTGCTCGCTGCAATAATATCCAGATGGCAAGAAAGATTTCTCTTAACTCTGCTTATGGTGCAATTGGTAATGAATACTTCAGGTATTTTCGAATCACAAATGCAGAAGCCATTACTCTATCAGGACAGGTTTCTATTCGTTGGATTGAATCTAAGATGAATGAGTATGTAAATAAAACTTTGAAAACTGATGGAGAAGATTATGTTATTGCTGCTGATACCGATTCCATTTATTTGCATATGGATCCTGTGGTTCAAGCTGTATTCAAAGGAAGAAAGAAAACTAATAAAAGTATTGTTAACTTCCTTGATAAGGTCTGTCAAATGGAACTTGAGAAATATATTGAGAGTTCTTACAAAGAACTGGCCGAGAAGGTGAATGCTTATAGTCAAAAAATGCAGATGAAACGAGAAAACATTGCTGATCGTGGAATCTGGACTGCAAAAAAACGCTACATTCTAAATGTATGGGATAGTGAAGGAGTTCGTTATGAAACGCCAAAACTTAAAATCATGGGTCTTGAAACTGCGAGATCATCTACACCCGCTTATTATAGAGATAAACTCTATGAAGCGTTCAAGATTACTATTAATAGTGATAACGATACTCTTATTAAGTTCATTGATAAGATTCGTATTGATTCTCGCAATCAAGATATTGCAGATATTTCTTTCCCTCGTTCTCTTAATAATCTAGAGAAGTATAAAAGTTCTGCAGACCTTTATAAAAAGGGAACCCCAATACAAGTTCGTGGTGCTATTCTATACAATCATCTTATTAAAAAAATGAAATTAGAAAGTAAGTATCCACAAATTCAAGAAGGTGAAAAAATTAAATTTGTTTATTTGATAGAACCAAATCCAATTAAAGAAAATGTGATTGCATATTTCCAGACGCTTCCATCAGAGTTTAATTTAGTCAAGTATATTGATTACAATATGCAGTTTGAAAAGAGTTTTCTAGAACCATTGAAGAGTGTTTTAGATACTATTGGTTGGCAAGTGGAACGTCGAGGAACACTTGAATCTTTCTTCATCTAATGTTATACTAGTAAAAAAGGAGTACGTATGAGTTTTCTTAAATCGGTTATTAAAGAGTTAGATAATGAATTTGCAGCAGTTGCAGATGATGGTGTCGCTTCTGGTGACTGTGATACTTTTGTTGATACTGGTAGTTATATTTTTAATGCTTTGTTGAGTGGTAGTATTTTTGGTGGACTACCATCTAACAAGATTACTGCACTTGCAGGGGAGTCTAGTACTGGTAAAACTTTTTTTGCGTTGTCAATTGTAAGATACTTTCTAGATCAAAATCCAACTGGGGAGGTAATTTACTTTGAATCTGAATCTGCAGTTACTCGTAAGATGATGCAGGATAGAAAAATTGATACCTCCCGTGTGGGTATCGTGCCTGTGTGTACGGTGCAGGAATTCAGGACTCAGGCAATCAAGGTTGTGGATGAGTATATGAAAGTCAAAGTATCTGATAGACCTCCTCTCCTGTTTGTTTTAGACTCTCTGGGAATGCTCTCTACCACCAAAGAACTGGAAGACTCCGCCGCGGGTAAAGAGACTCGTGATATGACTCGGGCCCAGGTAGTGAAATCTATCTTCAGAATTCTAACTCTTAAACTTGGTGTTGCAAAGATTCCTCTGATCGTAACTAATCATACGTATGATGTTGTTGGTTCTTATGTTCCAATGAAAGAGATGGGTGGTGGTACTGGTCTTAAGTATGCTGCATCTACTATTGTATATCTATCAAAATCTAAAGAAAAAGAAGGTACAGAAGTTGTAGGTAATATTATCAAGTGTAAGGCATTTAAGTCACGATTTACAAAAGAAAACTCACAAGTAGAAACTAGATTGTTCTATGATGAACGTGGTCTTGATCGTTTTTATGGTCTTCTGGAACTTGGAGAGAAGTATGGAGTATTTGAACGTGTCGGTAATCGTTATAAGATTGGTGAAATTTCTGTTTATCCAAAATCTATTCTTGCTGATCCAGAAAAATACTTCACCTGTGATATAATGCAAGCCCTTGACGAGTGTGCTCGCAAGGAGTATAGTTACGGCTCTTTTGATACTGTGAAGGAGGATATTGAGATTGATTGATAAAATTGAGAAGAAAATTCTATCCAATTTGATTTTTAATGAAGATTATCTTCGTAAGGTAATTCCATTCATACAGGATATTTACTTTGATATTCACTCTGAAAAAATTATCTTTCAAGAGATAAATGAGTTCGTAGTAAAGTATGGCACTTGTCCTACTAAATCTGTACTTTTTATTGAGATTGAGAACAGGACAGATCTATCGGAGGATGGATTTAAAGAGTGTTCTACCATTCTTGATGAACTTCGTCATGAGAAAGTAGATGATCAGTGGTTAACTGATACTACTGAGAAGTGGTGTAAAGAACGTGCTGTTTATCTTGCTCTGATCGAGTCTGTGAAGATTGCAGATGGTAAAGATAAAACTAGAAGTCGTGATGCAATTCCTAGCATCTTATCCGAAGCTCTATCAATTAGTTTTGATGATCATGTTGGTCATGATTACTTTGGTGATGCAGATGCTCGTTATGAGTTCTATCATAAGAAAGAAGATAAGGTTCCTTTTGATCTTGAGATGTTCAATAAGATTACTAAAGGTGGTCTACCAAACAAAACTCTTAACATTGCACTTGCAGGAACTGGTGTTGGTAAATCGCTGTTTATGTGTCACCAAGCTGCATCCTGTTTGATGGATGGTAAGAATGTTTTGTATATCACGTTGGAGATGTCTGAAGAAAGAATTGCAGAACGTATTGATGCAAATTTATTCAATGTAGATATTAAAACCTTAATGGATCTTCCTAAACCAATGTTTGATACTAAGGTACAGAAGGTTCTAAAGAAGACTCAAGGAACTCTTATAATTAAAGAGTATCCAACAGCATCTGCTCATGCAGGACACTTTAAGTCTCTTCTTAACGAACTTAGTCTTAAAAAAGGATTTTCTCCAGACATTATTTTTATTGATTATCTTAATATTTGTTCTTCTAGTAGATTTAAAGGTACTATTGTCAATTCGTATACTTTCATTAAGGCAATTGCTGAAGAACTTAGAGGACTTGCTGTTGAACACAACGTTCCCATCGTGTCTGCTACTCAAACTACTCGGAGTGGTTTTGGTAGTTCTGATGTTGATCTTACTGATACTTCTGAATCCTTTGGTCTTCCTGCCACTGCTGATTTTATGTTTGCTCTAATTTCTACAGAGGAACTTGAAGAACTCAATCAAATCATGGTCAAACAATTAAAGAATCGTTATAACGACCCCACAATGAATAAAAGATTTGTGATTGGGATTGACAGAGCTAAGATGAGGTTGTATAATCTAGAGGATAGTGCTCAATCCAATATTGTGGATTCGGGTCGTGAAGATGAAGAGTATTCTTCTATTCTTGATAAAAAATTCAGAAATTTTGATGGTTTTAAAGTATGACAAAACAAATTAATCCACATAAATATATTGACTTCGTAAATAACGTTACTAGTATTTCTTCTAGTAATCCAGAAGCCTTCATTGATCGTGTGAATGAACTTGAACGTAAGTTGCCTCAAGACAACATAAACGGGGTTGGTGTTGATTTAAATCGACTTCTAACTGCTGCAATCGGTATTTGTGCTGAGGGTGGTGAGTTTGCTGAGATCGTCAAAAAGATTTCCTTCCAAGGTAAATCCTACAACGAAGCAAATCGTGAACACATGATTGTGGAACTAGGAGACGTGATGTGGTATATCGCACAAGGTTGTATTGCACTCGGAGTAGACTTCAATGAAATTCTTGAGAGAAACGTTACTAAACTTACGTCAAGGTATCCAGAAGGCACATTTGATGTATACTACTCAGAGAACCGAAAAGAAGGAGATATCTGATCCTGGTATCAGAGAAGCAATGAGAGAGACTCTGATAGGGTTCTCTCTTCATCCAAAAGTTTTTAGACGAAATAAATAGAGGGGAAATAGACCCCTCTTTTTTAATGAATTACGGAGAACAGGTTGTTGCTTTCGTAACAGCATTTAAAGACTTCGATCATACTACAGTCAAAAGTGCAACTGGCAAAAAAGTGACTGTAGTTGTAAAAAGTCCTAACAGAGCGGATACTCAAAATTCAGTTGAATCTGCATTGAAGAAAAATGGATTTCAACAGAATTTAGTTACAAGAGAAATTGTTGGATCTTCAACTTTTCCAGCAACAGTTGTTAAAATGAAGAACTCAACTGGAGTCATCATATATAAACCACTGAGAGGCGGCGGATCTGGTGCAGGAGCAGCACAAACCAAACTTGCAGAATGCTCTCAATGTTTATATGCTTCACTTGCTTTTAATGTTAAATCTGGAAAAATTGATTCTACCGATATATCAGTACCAAATTTTAAGCAAGCTGCAAACCACATTGATGTAGATGAACTATTTGAGTCTATGACAAATAATCTTGATGATGATTGGATTAAATCATCTATTCAAGGAGCGAATATGTTATATGAAAAATATGGTGGATCTGGATGGAAATTTCATAGAGGAAGTAAGTCGGTTGCTATAATTGAAAATCAATTTAAAAAATTGAACAAGACTGAAAATGTATTTAGCAATTTAAATAAATGGAGTCCTGCTGACATTTACATGGTAAAAGGAATGTCACAACAAGACTGGAATAGAATTAAGGGAACAAAAACAATTAAAAGTTTAAATGAAGTAATGGTGGAACTAATTAATGAAGAAAAGTTAATTGGAGTTTCATTGAAAAAAATTACTGGAAATGCAAAACCATTTAAATTTTATAACTTAACAACTGATAGAAATGTTGAAGATATTGGTTATCACGGTGGAATAATTTCAAAAACTGGAAATCCATTTTCTAGTATTGATGTGTATATAAAGTGGAAGTCTGCAGCTAATAATGAAATTCAATTCAGAACAACTACTGGACAAGCAAAAGGTTGGCAAGGAGAAATTAAAGGTTCTAGTGCAAACCAAGGGAAGATATCATTTGGACCAGTAAATATTGTTCTTAAACAATTTGGTATACCTGAACTTCCAAATTATACCAGTTCATCAAAATTAAATACAGAAGCATTAGCAAAAGAAATATATAAAGATATTAAGAAGGTTGGTGGTGTGGAGGTGGACGAAACAACTTTTGTCACAGCGGCCCTTGCAATGGACGACAAATGGCAGTATAGTAAGTACACTGGAATAAAACTCCTCAGGGCCATTGCGGATCAAGACAAACCAACCCAAGACAAGTTAGTACAGGCTCTGTACCTGTATGCAAATTCTCAATCACCTTTATCTGGTCCCTACGGTAAGATAGAATAATGTCAAAAAACACACACCTCGAACACCTTGAAGATGACATTCTAAACCTTGGATCCGAGGGCGGCAAGTCTGCTATTGCATTTTTAAAATCTCTTGGTAATATGTTATCTCAGGGTAACAGCAAAAAGGGAATGAAAGTAACTACAAAGTGGGATGGAGCACCTGCAATTATTTGTGGTGTGGATCCAACTTGGGGTACATTCTTTGTCGGAAATAAATCTGTATTTGCTAAGACTCAACCAAAGGTTTGTTATTCCGAGGATTCTGTGGATCAATTTTATCCTACTAGTGGGTTGAATCAAATCCTTAAAGAATGTTTTAGATATCTCTCTAAACTGAATATCAAAGGTGTAATTCAAGGAGATCTTCTCTTCACCAGCAATACAAAAACTGTAACCAACGTTGGCGGAAAACGATGTGTGACTTTCACTCCAAACACGATTACCTATGCAATCCCTCTTGATACGGATTTGGGTCAACGTGTCAACCGTGCTAAGATTGGCATTGTTTTCCATACTTCTTATTCTGGTTCATCCCTGCCGGAAATGT